ACTATCAAGTTCGCTGGTTATTACATAACTTTCAGTAGTGTAAACTTCGCCTTCGCCTGTGTAATCTGCTGGTGCTACTGTATTTTTAGTCCATTGATAAACGTCTACTGACGAACCGTCAAACAACTGTCCCCAACGACGTGCCTTGTATTCAATAGTATCCTGGTGATAATCAATAAAACGCACAGTTGATAGGTCCCACCATATTTCACCTAGATAAGTAGTAGTCCACTGCGAGCCAAAATTGTTTACAGTTCCTGTGTTGTAGGCTGCTGGATCAATACCACCTGTGTAATCAATATTTGCTTGTGCTGCTCCTAATATCTTACCTTGCAGAGGGTCAATAAAATCTAAGTAGGTAGTAACTTCGTTGCTTCCTTTATTATATGTAAACACACTGTTAAGCAATGAGGCATTAACAATTGGTTGTTGTGTGTAAATTGCTTTCCATGCTGATTCTTTATTAGCGTTTGTTAATTGAGTTACTCTGCCAAAATCACCAGAGCTATCGTTTAGATCGTCATTTGGGGCACCAACTAATAAGATGCCGTCATAATAGTCAACTGCACTACCAAATTTATCAAAACTTGTAATACTTGTATCAAATATCTGTTGTCCAAATGCAAACTTGCCAGGATTAGTAGCACTAGCGTTAGCCGCATTTAAAAAATTGTATGTGTATACAACACCCGACTCATTTAAGGAATCAACAATGTTAGTGCTCTTTGAGTCGAAGAAGGTAGTACCAAGGTCAAATGTTGTGGGTAAGTTAGCAGTTGCATCTGGCGATCCAACAACTAGTGTTGTGGCAGTGCTATCAATCTTTAAACTTTGTCCAAAATGTCCATAATCATTTAATATTGGTGCAACGATTGTTTGTGCATATACAATTGGTGTAAGCCCAAGATCAGCAAATGCCGTGCCAGTACCTGGAGCAACCTGTAATTTTATAAATTCTTCGCCTGCCTGTACATCCACTAGCGTAATTTGTAGAGCGCCATTAACACTCGCGGCATTTATATTTGGTATGTCAGCAGTTGTGATATCAGTAACAAGACTTGCAATAGTTGTACCTGTGAGTGTGACATAGTAATTATTAATCCTAATACTATTTGTGGCAGTCAAGACAGGATTTGCAACAGTTCCTGTAATAGTACCAAACAGTCTGCTTTGATTAATCCATCTATCAACACTTCCGCCTTCTGGTACTAGCAAACTGTCATTTGGTTCTGAAATATAAAGGCTACAGTTTGTAGAGCACATATCAACAACACTTCCAAATTGATAATTTTGTCCTAAAGTAGTTGCATTAATTGTTTGTACTAGTCTGAATATGTTTGTTTCAATTTCTACTATATCGCCAATATTGAGTATAAATGGATTTGTTGTAGTACCTATTGTTATAGTGGTTCCTGATACGCTGAATTGTGCGTTGTTTGCATTAGCAGTAGGAACTAGATACGTACCATTTACAGTAACGGTTACGGCTCCAACTGGTGTATCTGTGGTTGTAAAATTTTGTGTAGTTGTAGAAGCAACAGTAACTTGAAAACGTTCTACACTTCTGTCGTATATTGTAACTGCACCTGCGTCGGTAGTTGTAACAGACCCAACAGTTATATCCGTCTTAGGAGCACCAATTATTAGGTTTCTTCCGTCAGTTGTAGTGCTAATACTTTCGCCTGCTAGGTCGCCTGCACTAGCACCTGATACTGCGATAGTCGATACAAAATCCCAACTGTCTTTTGAATCTATCAAAAGTGTTCCTGAGTTAATACTTGATATCAATGTTACAGTGCTACCAGCAAAAGTATAGTCAAATATTGGACGTAATAGTGCTCCGTTATAGTACACTGAAAAACTATAGATGTCGTTCACTGTAAACAATGTTGCAGTACTAAAAGCCGTGGTTGGAACGCTTGGAAGATATGTAACACCCTGCAACCTTGTGACTCTTATTTTATCGTTATTATTAGGTGCAGTTGTAAATCTAACTACTTGTTTACTATTAGCGTCATCAACTACTGTAAATGCTACACCTGCAGTTTGTGACACATTGTTTCTTGTCACTCCAATTTGTGTTTGTGCGGTACCGTTTGTCGCACTTACTATAATGCTACCTTCGATTAGGTAATCAGTCGTCGAGCCATCGCCTGTAAAATTAAGTGTTTGTCCTTGAACATCAACTTTATTGTATGCATAAATTTTGTTATCTTCAGGAGCACTTATATACAACCAACGCTCGTCATCACTTAATGCGACATCTTGCCCAAACTTATCTGCATCAGCGGTTCCTGTATTAAAAAGTTGTGTCTGCGTATATTCGCCATTGGAACTATTACGTTTTATCGTTATAGCGTAACCTTTATTACTATCACTAGCAGGAGCACCAGTAGCCACCCACTCGGTATTTCCAACACTTAAACTTGTACCAGTACCTACAAAACCTGTTGCAGTTGGTGTCATTATAGTTACTTCTTTGTACGTATTAGTATCTGATTTTCCATAACAGTATACGGCACCTTTGCCACTTGCATAACCTGGAGCACCAATTGCTAGTCCTTGACCTATCAATCCTTGTTCTACTGTGGTTCCATAAAGATCATTTAATACAGGTGTATCAGCGTCAATTTCTGTCGGAGTTCCAAAAGGATTAATTTTTTGTAGTACTGCCCAGTTTCCATCACCGTAGTCATCTACCCATGCCTGATTTCCTGGAACAATATTATTTGCAAAACTTAAATCAGCAACATCACTTGCTTGTTTTACACGCACACTTTCAAGAATAAATGCACGACCATCACCTGTTATAGACACTGTTTCTCCAGGAAGACTAAGTGTAAGTGTTACAGTTTTTAACCCTGGAACAGTACCAACAATATAAGCACCATCCACTGATGTACTAAAGTACTTGATTATGATTCTATCATTGACAGATAATCCGTGATTGACATCAAACGTTAGAGTACTTGTTTCATTTAGATTGTCTGTTACTGATATAACACTAGCTGGTACTAGGTTGGTTCTGTATATGTTCCAATCGTATGAGTTTGCTTTGGCTACCCAAATATTTGTACCAAGTGATATATTATCTAAATTAGCAAGTACGTTTGTTAAATCATTATAATCAAAAACTTTAATATCAACATCGTCATAGTTTACATAACCAGCAGACGGCAGGCTTACATCTTCTGGAATTTTTGTCACTGTTGGTAAAATATTTTTATTTGTAATTTTATAACTTTGTTTCCAAATATCTTCAACTAATACTGTTTGATTAGCAGTTGATACCTCTTGTGGATCAATAACTGCAATAGTGCTTGGATTACTTAATAATTTACTTTCGTCTGTGCGTAATTCAAAATAACTTCTGTTTGCATTAGCACCATAGATACCACGTTGTATTGCCCAGTTTTCAAAAATCTCATACTCTGCTTCTTCTTTACCAAGATTTGCACTTGTAAAAATTTCAGCAGCAGTGAGTGTTCCTTTTGTTTCTAAGAACTGTGAATACAATCCAGCTTGTGAAATATCATCTAGGTTTAAATTTTGCATATACTGCCTTGGACGAAATCCAATAAGTCCTAGTCCTAACAGTGTTGAATCATTCTCAAGATTGGCAGTGTGTATATCATAATTTTCACGTAGGCTATCTGCTTTGGTTGCAAGGTTAGGCAGTAATCCAGTTTGTATTTGGGCATAATCACTCTTGATCCAATCAGCAAAAACAAATGTTTCACTTGGTGATAGTAATCTTGTTGCACTCCAATATGCATTTTTATAAAGTACAATTTGTCCTTTAGTATATGAATTATTTGGTACCCATTCCTTAATGTTATCCTGATTGAGAATAAAACCTTGTGCATCAAGTGTACCATTCCAATCAAAAACTGTATTGCCATTTAATAATAATCTATTTTGTCTTGCACCAGTTATGGGTTGATATATCAAATCGTTAAAGATACTAACGTTATCAAATACAATAATATGTTCATATGAAGTAAATCTTGCTGCCAACAAACTAAATGTTTGGTTGTTCACTCCAATTAGTTTAAGTTCGTTACCAAGTCTTTCAACTGCATAATCTTTGCCAAGCAACGGACCAAAGTTTTGGTTCAACATCACATCGTTGATATTTTCATTAATCAGGCTTTCAACAACACTGTTCGGCTTTTCTAATTTTAGAACATTTGCAGAAGGGTTAAGATTAATAATACTTCCTACAATCCAATCCTGTCCTACCCAGTATAGAAATTCCTTTGCCATTTGTGTCCAGTTGAGAATAACTTGATTCTCTGTACTATCAAAGGTCAGTCCTTGTTGTGTCAATAATTGGCCGTAACTAACTAAAAAATCAACCACTGCATTTGCAGTTGCAAACACATAACCATAAGGAACCTGAATAACATTTTTTGTAAAAGTTTCTGCAATACGAACTGTGTTTCCATTTACTGTTATGGTACTGAAAGTTCCAGCAATAGTACTTTGTAATATTTCAAAGTAAGGTTTAACTGTTGAATAACCCGACACTGACCATCCGCCACTGGTTCTTTGAACTGTAACACTTGAATACTGCACCTCGGCAAAACTTGGATTCTGATAAAGAAATAGTTGATAACTCTCATCTGGTAACAACAAACTACTGTTTAGACTGTTTGGTGACGACTTTTCAGAAAATATTTTTAAGTATCCTTGATCACTAAATGCTGCCATTCGATAACACAATCGAATATCCATATTTGATAGAGTGGCCTTTAGTGCAGTGGTACTATCTAAACCTGTGACTCTATTGTAATCAACAATAAAGTTAATATAACTGTTTTTGATTGTTTCATTACCATACACGCTTATCACACTTGGATCAATGCGGAATCTATTATTATACAAGTATTGGTAGAATTCTGTATTGTACTTGTATAGATCTCTATCAGCAAATATTGAGAAATACTGTGCAGGTTTTGTTAGTGCTAGTAATCGTTGTATTGCAAAAGGATAGTAACTACTTCGTCTCCAAGCATCCTCAGTAGGTGCCATATCTCCTGCTACCCACGATTTTTTAAAGCTGTCTACATCGTAACTGCCAACAATACTATCAATTGGAGGTACTAGATTTCCTTGTGAATCAGTTGGGATACATTGTAATAATTCAGGGCGAATATATTGTTTTCTTATCACATTGCCAGTTGGATAAGCAACAATACCTTGGGCCATGTCATTCCATAGAACCGTATTACCTGATGTGTATGGAGCTGGTCCGTAAGTTGTTTGCCACCAAGTTGGTTGTTCAGTTAATCCAACCATTTCCCATGGACGAGTGTGAGGTGAATCAGTATCATAGAGCTGGAAATATATTCCTCTCCAGAAACCTAATAGAGGAACACCAGATAATCTGTTTTCACTTTGACTATAATTCCAAGTAAATCCATCGTCTGCAATGTATGTTTGATTTTTGTACGGTACACGGTTTTCACCAACCCATGATAAGAAACTAACATTCAATATATCGTTGACTTCGGTTAGAGTATAATCGGTTGTTCTAAACTGTCCTGGAATAACATTAACTGCTTGAAGTGGTGGATCATATCTTTCTGCTACATTTATCTTTATGTTATTATAAATTCTCTTTTCAAATTCTAATAAAACAGCATTTCTGTAGTCACCTGTTTCAAATGCTACAGTTAAACTACCATCGTGTCCTTGTATTACATTTGTTGGTGTTACGTATGTATTGTCTAAAAATTCTTGCGGACGATATATGCCATACAATCCCATCATACTAGGTGTTGCTGGTACATAACTTCCATAAGTTGTGGCATATTCGTTTATGGTAATTATATCACCAATGTTTAGTGTTATATAGGTACTGTTGATTGTAATTCTTGGACCATCAGTTGCTACTGTGTACTCATAGCCATCTCCGACTAATATAGTTTGTATGCCAGTACTCTTAGGGGTGTAATATACTAATATGCCTTTGTAGTTTGCGGAGGTTAAGTCATAACTGTTAAGAGTATCAAATACATAGGTTGTTATTGGTGTGATTGTGTATGTTGTAGTTTCAAAGGTGTTGCTATGTGGGATTGCATCTGTCCAATAAAAAGGACTAGATTGAGTCTTTCCTGCATTAATTCCCAATAGTGTAGCATCAAGTATTTGTGCAGTAGTTTTTCCTGACCAATCATTGTTTGCAACGTAATCTAAAATCTTGTTTTTAGTCTTGTTATATTCTGAACTATTAAATTCTATAGCACGGAAAAATTCAAAGTCTCTGCCATTGATGAAATTTGTCATCATGGTTACTGGCGCACTCTGTTGGAGTATTAGATCTCCATAAGGAACAACATTACCTAAATCTCGTACGTTATTGGCACCGTGTATTTTACCAGAAAAGTTTTCTAAGTTCTGACAAATACTTTCATAATGTGTACGTACTGTGCCTAGCGTAAAACTCTTGCTATTTTCATTCATAGCGTTTGATTCAAGATTTGACGGAATAGTATAAAATGCAATACTGCTTGGACTGTTACTAAGGACTTGAGCTTCAACAATAGCACCAGTAACTGGTACTGTGTTAGGTTGTCCTAACTGATTAGGATTAAAAGTAATTACTGTTACATTATCACTATTGGTTGCATATGTATATGTGGTTGGAAGAACAAACTGTCCTTCAACAAATACCTTAACTGGAATTTTTGATGTATCACTTAGGACTTCAATATCCAATACCAATGGAACTCCAGTATAATCAAAACTGAAACTCTGTCGTTGTGTGTTTGTTTCAAATGATGTTTGCCATCCAAGTAACTTATCAAATGTGCTTATAGTATTATACTGTCTAACTGTTCCTGTGTCAATGTTTTTTGTAACACTAACTGTTCCGTTGACATATACAAATGTGTCGACATATAAGTTGTTGTCAAAAACAATATCACCAACATTGGCAATGGTTAGATATTTCAATGGTTGATCAATTACAGTATCAGTGGTGCCTGTGCCAACTGCATAACTAAACAACTTTGATCCTTTAAAAGTTGTACTTGGGTATACAGTTGTATCACTGAAACTATAACCACTGCTATCAAATATATCAAACAATGGTGCTTGATTTACACTAGTTTTTTGTTGTCCTGATATCCAAGTTGTTCCATTGAACCAATAGGACTTTCCTTGTTCAATGACACCTGACGTGACTATAACATTTGTATTTGTTGGAACATCAGGAGTGGTTAAACTTGCAGGTTGCAAGTCAATAACATCTACACTACTATCTTCAAAATCTACAAAACTTACAGTATAAATCTTGTTACGTACTTCTAAATCAATATCTGCCGCAAATATAACTCTTGATCCTGCGACCAAATCATAACCATCTACACTGTAACCAATTGTGCCGTTGATGTTTGAAAATGCATCTGTTTCTTTGAAGTCAATGATATCCACTGCAGGTGTTGCAAATGTTCCATAATTAAAAAGTTTCAGACTTTTTCTGAATTCAAGTATTGGACGTTTAGCCCGATTATCATTGTTAATTACTAGAGCAATATTATTATAGGTAGCAGTTGCTTCGAGAACACCTATATGAAACCATCTGTTACCTCTGCTCCAAGCATTTTGATCTATACTGGCTCTGTTTATTACCATATAATCTTGTGCAGTTGGAGCATTATTTGTTGCGTCGAAGTTTCCTTCGTCAAACGCAGTACTATCAAAAGGGACAGTGGTTGAAATTGTATATGTTTCTGGAGTAATAAAATTTGGTACTGGAAGAAGTTCGATAGAAGTACCAACTCCTTCAATATAGTATTCTTTATTCTCATAACTTGTTGGAACAACACTTCCAATAAATTGTATCTTAAGTCCGTTTGTAAAGACAACACCGTTTGGAGATGTATAACTTGTTTTACCAATGATATCATCAACTCTGAGATCTGATGCATTGGCTTGATCAACAAGACGAATTACACCAAAGTTTGTTTCATCACTTTGATCTTGATAGTAGAGTATATCGAGGTTTGCAGTTATAAGAGGTTGACGTGTAAATGTACCTTCTGCATTTTTGTAGAAGGTAACACCTGCATAGTCTGTACCGTAGTTGATGATAGACTTGCTTAGGTTAGCAATGTTCCTAACTTTTGTAAGTTCCATAAATGGACGAAGAGGATTTGCGTAATTGTAAGTTATTCTCCATTGCACATAACGCTCAGGATCTGTTGCTAACGGTACACTGTTATCAAAGCCTGGATTAGGAATTCCTGGATTGTCTTGGTCAAACAATGTGTCATCAAACGGTGTAAGTACTTCCCACCCAGTATCAGTATTTGTTGTGATGATAAGTGTTCTACCGTCAAGGTCTGTTATTCCATCAATGCCGCCGTTTGCTTCGTTGAATACGTCAACATACTGATTGTTTATTTGGTTAAACTGTAATGTGTCTTCTAATAAATCCGTGCTTCCAATGTCAGCAAGGGTAAAGAAAAAGTTCTGATCTGTTTTTGCAGGAACTGTGAATACAACTGTTCCAACGTCGTCGCCGTTGTTGGCAACACCCAATACTTGTCTTGAGCTTTGGTTTGGTTGTTGCGGAAGTACCCCTGATGTTCCTGGGACACTTTGAATCCAAAATGGACGGCCACTGGCGTTAACGTCAAACGTATATTCGCCTTGACGAACAAATGTTAATGTAGGTAATGCTCCTGCTTCTCCTGAAAAAGTATAACCATCTTGGGTATATGCTACATCAAATGTATCTCGAATCGGAATTGCATTTCCAAATACATCAACGCTATTCGGGCCTTCTGGCACCCAGTAATACTGACTAAAATTTACATATTTGTCATAGTCAACAAAAGGATCAAAACTATAATGCTCACTATCAAAAAGTCTATCATCGCGTGTCACGTTTGCACCTTGTAACTCAAGACTATCGATTATTCCTGGATAGGTTATTGCATTTGCAACAGTGTTGGTATTTGGTGTGAGTTGTACCACTCCAGGTTCAAGTTGGTAATCGGTTCTACTAGCAGTTGGTTCTAATACATAACTATCAGATGCAGTAACACCAGGACCGATCTTACGTCCAATATAACCTTCAGTTGGCTTTAACTTTGGGTTTTGTGTAAGTTGGTCAAGAGTACTACGAAGTAATTGCTTGTTAGCAGGAGTTTGAAATATTTCTGGTAGAAAGTCTTCTGAGCGAATTCTTTTAGCCATAACCTATACTACTCCGCTGTTTGATGCAGTACGCAATTGGCTACTGGTTAGTGCGTCAATTACTTCAACGTCGTTAACTGTGGCAGAATTTACAAATATTTCATTTGCTTGGCTGCGAATTTCATATAAATCACCAAATGACTTCAATGGATCTACTGGAACAAGAACTACTGTTGAAATAATACTTCCTAATTGGTCGTGCAAGTAAGCACTTAGTTCTGAGAAGAAGAATGTGTCTCCAAAATCCCAATTGTCAATAGTAAAGTATGTATTCATACTTGCTACAACCTGACTTTTAATTTCACTAACGCTTGCAGTACTCGACGGATTCTTAACACACTTGAGTGTTGCTCTTAGTTCAACTGAGGCTTTGGTTCCAAATAATGGTTTAAAGGTTGCACTGTTTAAAATAATATTATCTGAGATCATTTTGTATTGATCAAGTGTTGAATAACTTGTGGTAAGTTCATCAATTGTTGGTTGTGCAGGTTCGGATACAGTTCCTGTTGAATCAGTAACATAGTTTTGATATGCAATATAGTATGCTTGTGTTACAAGATAGATGTCAATAATATTAGTGGTACCTGGGTCAATTCGTCTACTCAATGGTGCATTGTGTCTATATTGAAAGTACAATCCTTGTCGACCAACATATGTTATATAACCAGTAACCTGTGCAATAGTTCTAAGACCATCATAAGCAACTGTTAACTTGTAAAATTTTTCATCAGTATAAGCATAAAATATTTGTGCATCTGGGTATTCACTTTTAACTAATTCAATGGCTGCTTCAGTTGCCAGTGTGCCATTTACAACACCTTCTGCAAGTGGAAGATATCGTTCAAGATTATCAAAATCAATTGTTTGTTGTAGGTAAATTCTTTTATTATTTGGATTCACAGTTGGATCAACTAGAGTTTGAAAATAATCTGGATTGTCTGGTACACCGTCATTATCAGAATCTTTGTATGATATCCTAACACGAAAGTCATCAATAAACCCATCTGTTTCCACAGGTTGATCAATAATATCAAGTACTTCATCACTGTTAAGTGTTGCACTTGAATCTGGTAAGCTATTGGTTTTTAATACGTTGATAAAGTCATTGATAACTGTTCCTGTTTTAGGATCGTAAACTTTTTGTGTGCCATCATAAAAGAATCTTGTTTCAAGCACACTGGCCCAAAAACGTTGTAAACTTCTTGAACTGACAGTATATGTTACTCCATCCGTTTCAAATGCTACTAACCAGGAATTGTCTTGTCCAGTTCCTGTTGTACTTTGTGCATTTGCAAGACTAAATGTTATTGCCGAATTTAAATTAGTTGTTGTAATAATATACCATGTTCCGGTTAAGTTATTGTACCCGAGTCCAAAGTTCCTATAAAGCTCAATTTGCTCACGCATAGTAGTTTCGATTGCTGTTGGCAAATCTGTTATAAAGTTTGGTATAACTTCTGTTGGTACTGCCAATGTTGGAATAAAATTATTAAGCGTTACAGGTCCTGTTCCATCAGCATTGTTACCAACTCCTTGATTAGTTCCATCAAGTTCTAAGGCTGATACTGTTGCCCATAATACCATTTTATCTCCTGGAAGAGTAGGAGATCCTGCAATTAACCTGTTAAACTTATTGAAGTAGAATCCTGCAGGCGGTACAAACTTAATTAAACCGCCTAATGCAATATATTGTTTGTTGTCACTTGCTTGTGGTCCAACTGGTGCTGGTGCACCGCTTGAAACAAATTTAAAATAACCTGTTGTTTCATTGTTTGCAGTTGTACTTTGACTCCAGTTTAAGTTTAAACTTGTAAGACTTGGTCGAATAAAGTTTTCATAATAAAACTCTTGCATACCGCGGCTTGCTAGTACAGGTTCAACTTGATTTACAATTACATCTGTAATATCGTTTTGATCAACGAACGTAAATGTAAAACTTGGAACCGCAGTGTTTTCGTATATCATACCATCACTGGCAAAAATATTAGTACTTGAGTACTTTCCAGTGATATCAACTAAATCCAAGTACCTACTAGTACCAATTGAGCTACGATTAACTGCCTTAGACTTGATTATAGTTGAATAAAGTGTATATGGAAAATTGTTGTAGTCTTCTCCGTTAACCATTCTGTTTTGTGTATAAAATCTTGCAGGAGCTCTTTGTTTAATGTCGTCAATGTTTTCCCTATTGGCAGCATTGCTAACTGGTTGAGTTAATGCACAAGTCAATGTAAGTGTTTCGTTACGTCCAGTCCTTGACACATAGCCAATGCTAAGAGTAACATTTTGCATTTCATCTTGATTAATAATATAACTTAAACCATTTGATGATCTTACATAAGTTCTAAAGGATCCAACTGGTATACTGCTGAACACACCATCGCCAAAGTTTAAATTAATTTGGTCGTTAGTTCTTGATGTAGTAGTAAAATACCTACGTTGTTCTGGGGTTAATTCTTCAACTGCTCCGCTATAAATGTTTTCTACAAGAGTCCATTGGTTTTGAATATTACCAGTTGAGTCTAGCTGATATAACCATGTATCTTCGTTATTGATACCTTCGATATTAACATTCACAACTCTATTTGAAATACGTTCCCCAAGATTAAAATCTAGGTCTTGTAAACTGCCTTGCTTGAATAAGAAAAAGAAACCTGTGTTGGCACTGGCATACCCTTGTTTGTCGTTTCTGTAAAGTATATTAAACGCACCGTTCGGAGCAGGTGCCGGTTCGTACAAATATTTTTGATCTTGCGTTGTAGCACATACTGCTTCAAATGACATAGTAGTACCATTAACTGTATTGGTAAATGGTATGACAGGAAGAAATCCTTGTATAAGATTAATACCATACTCTTCTGTTTGCACACCAAGTATTGTCTGTGAGTTTCCTGGACGTCCAAATCTTTGTGTGTTATCTAAACAGGAATTAACAATAACTGTAAATTGTTCTAACCAGTTTGCATTAGTGGTATCGTTCCAGTTAACTGTGATATTTGAAAGGTTTACACCGGTAAAATCAATTACACCTTCTGTGGTGCTAATACTTTGTACTTTTAAAAAACCAGATGCTGCGGTGTTACGTTTTGGAGTGTAACTTACTAGTTCAGCAAGACGTACTACGCTATCTCTTCGTTCAGCAGTATCAATGAAGTTTTCTCTGGTGTTCAGGTCATTTCTAAAACTACCTGCTTGTCCCATAAACGCCATAACATCGAGCAGAGCAATAAACTCACTTGACTCGATATAGTCATTAAAACTTTCTGGATAATACAAGCGAATGTAATCTATAAAGCTCTTGCGAAGTGTTTCAAAGTCATAGCTCTGAAAGTCTGCTTCACGATAAGTTTGGTAGATTCTCTTCCAATCTTCAACACCAAATATACTGGTTTGTCTTGTAGTTTTAGCCATGTGTATCTATCCTTACCTAGTATTTATGAACATTATAAACTGGGTAGTTTATACTACACGTCTGACAGAGAGGCTCGTTGAGTTTGATTATCAAAGAATACTGACAGTAACCGGGCATCTTGTCCTTGTATGGTTTGTATCTCTAATTCAACTAGTATTCCATTTTCTTGCGAAAACACATTTATATCTGCTACTTCAATTCTTGGGTCTTGTGCAACAACTCTCTGTATTTCGCTTATAACTGCTTTTGAGGTTTGTGCATTTTGTGGTTCGTAAATGAAACTCCACATGATAGTACCAACATCGGGTCGCCCAGGCATTTCACCTTGACGTATGTTTAAAGCGTTAGATAGATCTTGTTTTATTATTTCAAAATCTGTTACAGTGTATGTTTTATACCTGTCTATTGTACTATATCCGATTATCTCTGCCATACTGTATTTATTGTCCTAGTCTAGGTACTAATTCCATTAACTTTTTTATTTGCTATACCAGACTGTACTGCACTATCAATTGTAGTTCTAATATTTGTACTAGTTACACCAACTGTACCTGTGGAAAACCCTTGTACTGCATCACTAATTTTTTCTTGTGTCAAACTAACTGCGTACTGCCCTCCTCTAACTAGTGCATCCATATCACCGCTTGTGATTTTTGCACTAAATGAACCTGCTAAAGTTTCGCCAAGTATAGCACTGCCTTCTGTCCATTTCTTTACTGCATCAACTCCAAATTTACTAGCACCACTTATCAGTCCTGCAAGGTCAGCTTCATTTTCTAAACCTGTAACTATTCCTGAATTTTGTAGAGAGGTCAATCCTTTGTTAAACAAATCAGTTTTTGTTATATCTTGTATTGCTTCATTATTTAAAAAATCGCTAACTCCGTTTATGCCTTGATTTCCGCTCCACACACTTGAACTTCCTAGCACTGTGCTAATATCAGCAGTAGCATCTTTGAGGAAGAAGTCACTAGTTCCTGGTTTCAAGAATCCTGCAGTTTCAAGCTCAGGTGCACTAAAGCCAAATTTTCCAACACCATTTTTGTTTGATATTTCATTGGATTTTTGCTCTACTAACTTACTTGACTGTGCTACCATTCCAGTAACTTTTTCTGGTGGTATTTTACCAACACTAGTAGTTGCACTATTTTGTGCTTCGTAGTCACCTTTTTCAATCTTTTTGATTTCTGTTTTTTCTGCTTTTTTAACTGCTTCTTCGGTCTTGGAGTCCAATGGAACTTCTGCACTAGTACTAACTAAACTTGTTGATACATTAACACCTCTTCCTCTTTCAGCAAAAGGTTCGTGTGTTGGGGCTCTGGTAACAATGGTTTCAATTGCCGCTGGTTCTGGAACCCATCCAACATCTGATTCAAACTTAGTATCAGGTAAACGTTTTTTTGGAATTTCTTGTGCTTTAGGAACATCACTGGCTGCACCTGAATTTAATTTGATACATCCTGCTTCTAGTGTGAGACCGCTTCCAGCTCCCCACGAACCTGTGTTGCTTTTTAGCATCAATGATGAATCACTTTTTAATCCTATCATGCTTTTACTATATGCTAATAAACTGTTTGTTCCTGTTAGGTTTAAACTTGCAGTTTCTAAACTCATTGCGGCTTTGGCATGCATGTTAATACTTCCATTTTCGCTATTGATATTAACATTTCTGTCAGCATGTAGATTAAGTTCGCCGGCACTTCTTATGTTTACACTATTTGAAGCATACATGTCAATGGTGCCTTCTTCACCAAGTTCGATCCAAGATTGTCCATTAGCATGCATGATATGAATAGTTTTTCCATCTGGAGTATCATTCATCATAATCTGATGTCCAGCACTGGTTCTAAAGCGTACTAGATTGTCTTCGTTGGTTTGAGTACCATCATCCAATACAATGCTATGTCCGCCTTTACGTGCTATAATATTTGTTTCGTTTGCTTGTAAAGTTGAACTAGCAAGTTTTTGTGCTAACTGTGCATCAGTTAATCCTCCAGAATATATAGGTCTTCCAGCAGTGCTAATACCAAAAACAGTTGAAGGAGATTCTCTTTGGCTATTTGAACCAATAGGTCCAAGTAGTGGATCAGCAATAACTCCTTGGCTGAGAAGTTGTCCAGCAAGAACACTGTGTACTGGTTTCACTTCGTCAAAGAATCTTTGATTTTCTGCTATTGCCGGATTTGCGTTATTAATTTCAACAACTGGTAATTTTTTCTTGCCAGTATAATAAGGACTGCCACTATCATCAACATACTTGTTGCTAGAACCTATTGCAGGCATCATATGGTTAAGCCCTGGTTCAATAGGCATACCAAGATAGTATCCTTGTGTTGGATCTCCATTTGCAAAAAAACAAATAACCTTTGTGCCAACATCAGGAGGAGTTCCCCAAAAACCATAGGCATGGTTGTTACCTGTAAAACTTCCTGGACCTGTTGGTTGAGGAGCACTTTGTTGAGTATGTCCGTAGTAAGGTGAAATATAACTTACGGTACGCCACAAATCTTTGTTATTTCTATCATCACCTGCAATATACTCAATGTAAACTTGTAACCTGCCTGCTCGTGTTGGATCAACATTATTTGTCACCTCGCCTATGAACGGTCCGGTTTGAGCTGGTGTGCCACCTTTGTCTAATTTATAAGCTCTTGGTGTACCTTTACTTCTAAAGTAATTCTCTGCCATTTATAGTTCCTATCTAAATGCGTCTGATGCTCTTGTACCGCCGCCTTGTCCACCTTTTACAGTTGCACCGCCGGCTATCCGTGCTTTTGATCTTTCACGAGCAAGTCTATTTTTCTTTGCTAACAACGAAGACGCCCAAGGATCTACTGTGCTACCAGCATCATCA